TACGTCTGCATTCTTAGCAACTAACGTAGTTGGTTCATCTGAAGCATTTATCCCAGTATTCGATTTCCGAAATTTTGGATTTAGATGGGGATTGAAGCTACGAGCAGGAACGCAAAACAGATTAGCTTTAGAAATAAATGACGATTGCACTGCAATTGATGGATTCAATGCAATTGCATACGGGTTTCGAAGAATCATAGATTAATATGTCAAAACGAGGTAAGGTTGTATATAATGGCATCAAGACCAGAGTCAATGACTCTAACCGAGTTTTTGAGATGTCATCAACAACCCCACCTATTGTAGACGAGAGACGAATTCGTATATACAACGAATACCTTACTCTAAATGGTGATGGTGCTACTTTTGACATGAAAGTGGATGGATCAGTAACTCCACAAGAATTCTACATACAAGCACTCCCAGATCGAGACATCTATATCAGCACTATTACATTTTTAGTATTAGCAGAATTAACTGTTACAAATTTGAATGAATTTGCCGGATTAAACACGGCATTAACAAATGGCTGTGATTTCTTTTATGTAGACGAAGAAGTAGGAGAAATACAATTAACCAGAACCATAACAACCAACTTTGATTTTGTAAGAGCTACTCAAGCAGCACTAAGCATCGGAGTTACTGCAAACGATATGTTTAAGATAGGTAACGTAACTAGCAACTCAGATGAAGGGTTCTTTTGTCTGTTTAAATTTAAAAATTACGGATATGAGTCTGAATATAGAGGAGGACTTAAACTTCGAGGAGGAACCACTGAAAGATTGGTGTTCAGAATCAATGACGACCTAGCCTTAACACCAAGTTCGATTTCAGAATTAAATGTAAAAGCATTTGGATATACGAGATTATTATAATATAATAAAAGAAAAAGGTTATCAATGGCAACTAAAAAACTGGATAAAGAGCATTTAGAATCAATCAATAAGATAAGAAGTGAGTTTGCAGAAAATGTTACTGCTCTAGGAAATATTGAACTAGAAATACTTGCAACACAAGAACGTTTAGATGCATTAGCTTCAGAAAAATCAAACCGATATGCAACATTTTTAGAACTTCGTCAACAAGAACAAGAACTAGTTATCAAAATGAGAGAACGTTATGGCGAAGGACAAATCAATATTGAAACTGGCACATTTACAGAACAAGAATCGGTTTAGACATATTACACTATATTTATAAATAAAAATATCATAGGAGTATCATAATGGCAGAAAGAATTGTCTCGCCTGGCGTGTTTACGAATGAAGTTGACCAATCATTCTTAGCCGGCGGAGTAGCACAGATAGGTGCTGCAATCATAGGACCAACAGTTAAAGGTCCGGCACTAGTTCCAACACAAATAAGATCATTTGGAGAATTTCAACAAGTATTCGGACCATATACAGATGAATCATATGTTCCATTTGTAGTTCAGGATTACTTGAGAAACGGCAATGTAATAACAGTAACTCGTCTTTTATATGAAGATGGTTACTATTTAACTAATGGAGCTATGGCAATCGTAGCTAAATCAGGTTCAGTAGAAGTAGTAACTCATGTGCTTCATCCAACACAACCTGTAACTACAACAGGAGCAACAGCTTTATTTGAAGATTCGGTGTTAAACTATGATGAATCTGGCTCATTTGAATTGAAAATATCCGGTTCATATGTTGCTGCAGCAAACAACGCAATTGGGTTTGATGGAGATTTTCTAGTTACTGAAGGTGCTTCAATTTCTTCTTCAATTGTATCTTCAGATAATGATTATTTAACTAAGGTATTTGGTACATCTCCAAAATCAAATGATTATCCGGTATATGTGCAATACGAAAATAAATCAGCAAGTTCATTGTTTGCGAACCTAGCAGATGTTACTGTAGAGTTGGCATTGATTGGAAATTATGAATATTTAAACGATTACAATACAGCAGCTACGCCATGGATTACATCACAAAAAATTGGAAGCACTACAAAGAATCTAATTAAATTTCACACACTATCCCATGGCACATCAGTTAATCACGAAGTAAAAATTGGAATTAGGGATATAAAAACTGCAGATGAAGTATCAGATCCAAACGGATATGGTACGTTTACAGTAGAAGTACGAAGAGTAAACACTAGCAATATTGCAAATTCACCTTATTCTTCAAAAGACACTGACACGACACCACAAATTGTTGAAACATTTTTAAATGTTAATTTAGACCCCAATTCTCCAAAATATATTGCTAGAGTAATTGGCGACCGATATCAGTATGTAGATAATGACAATCGAGTATTAATTAGTGGAGATTATCCTAATCAATCTAAATATATCAGAGTTCAAGTAGATCCTAGTGTATCGACAGGGGCAAATGATGCATCATTAATACCATTTGGATTTAAAGCTCTTGTTAGTCCTATCGCAAATGCATCAGGATCATTAAATTTATCAGCCGCAACATATCGAACATCCCAAGTAGTATCATCAAATTACAATAAAAATAATTATTTAGGATTTGATTTTACTTCGGCGCCGAACCTAGTTTATTTAGCACCAACACCATCATCTGGTTCAACTAATGCAAGTAACACGGATTTCTACTTAGGAGATGTGTCACAGGACTCACAGGCTGGGTTTCCGACATCTGCACCATATTCTGGATCAATTGAATCTGCATTAACAGGCGGAACTATTTCTACTAACGTTGCAATTTCTACTCGTAAGTTTATTGTTCCATTCCAAGGAGGATTTGACGGAACCCGTCCTAATCTACCAAAATACTCAGGAACGAATATTTCATCGACAAATACATTTGGGTTTGATTGTTCTACATCAACTAGTACTGGTACTGCTGCCTATGATAAAGCATTCGCAGTATTAGGTAACACTGACTATTATGATATGAACATGTTAATAACACCAGGTATTATTGACAGTCTTCATTCATCAGTAACAAACGCAGCAAGATTGCTAGCAGAAGATCGACAAGACACATTCTATGTGATGGATTCTAATCCATTAACTGATAATATTTCTACGGTTATTAATCAGGTTACTACTATTGATAGCAATTACACTGCAACATATTGGCCGTGGGTAAGAATAACTAATCCAGCTAATAATGTGCCAGTTTGGGTACCACCATCTGTAGTTGTACCTGGAGCATTGTCATTCAATGATGCAGTTAGTCAACCATGGTATGCACCTGCAGGTTTGAATAGAGGTGGTTTAACAACAGTGTCAGACACATATGTAAGACTGCTTCAAGCTGATAGAGATGATTTATATGAAGCCCGTGTTAATCCTATAGCAAACTTCGTAAATGAAGGAGTTGTTATTTGGGGTCAAAAGACTCTGCAGGCCCGTGCAAGTGCATTAGATCGCGTAAATGTTCGTCGATTGCTTATCGCAGTTAAGAAGTTTATTGCTTCTAGTACTAGATATCTCGTATTCGAACAAAACACTGCAGCGACAAGAACAAGATTTTTAAGCATTGTTAATCCATATTTAGAACAAGTGAAAGCGCAGCAAGGATTATATGCGTTCCGAGTGGTAATGGATCAATCTAATAATACACCAGATGTAATTGATCAAAACATATTATATGGTCAGCTATTTCTTCAACCAACAAGAACAGCAGAATTTATTATATTAGATTTCAATATACAACCAACCGGGGCAAGTTTCCCAGAATAGTAAATATTTTTACGATAAAGGCAGGCTTCGGTCTGCCTTTTTTCTTGTTTAATGATATTTATAATAAAATTAAAGGAATAATATGGCTTTAGAAGATCAAATAAACCCCAATTTGTCATTTGCATCTGAAAATGAGATGTTTGATACTGCGTTTTCTTGGGAACCAAAAAAACAGCATCAGTTTATATTAGAAGTAGATGGAATTCCTTCATACTTAATTAAGACATCAGATAAACCTACAATATCAAATGGAGAAGTTCCTCTAGATTTAATTAACGTTAAGCGTTACGTAAAAGGTAAATCAGAATGGAACACTATAAGCATAACACTTTATGATGCAATTGTTCCATCAGGAGCTCAAGCAGTTATGGAATGGGTAAGACTTCATCATGAATCTGCAACTGGTAGAGATGGATATTCTTCATTCTATAAAAAAGAAGTTAGACTTCATCAATTATCTCCATTAGGAGAAGTTATCGAAGAATGGATTTTAAAAGGAGCATTCATAACAGAAGCTGGATTTGGAACCATGGATTGGAGCTCTGATTCAGTTCAGGAAATCTCAGTAACACTCAGATATGATTGGGCATTCTTAAATTTCTAATTATACTCAGA